TTTTTCGTATATAGTTGCAAAACGTCTGTCTCCTACTACCAATTGATTGTCTGGCATATTGTTATCTTCAACAACAAACAAACCTCCAATTGTACCGTTTAGTGAATCGAACAAATAATTGTTGTTCAAATCTTTAGCCAAGTAATATTGGTCAAAAGTATCTGAGTTCATAACCACAATATCTGGATTGTATTTAGAACCTCTTGTTTTAACGATTGTAGTACGCATTTTACGAACCAAATCTTTAATATTTGCTGCTGGAATTGCAGCCGCTACTGGCGTGTAATTAGGTGCAGAAGTTAAAAGACCAGTAAGATTTTGACCAGTTCCATCGCCGTTTATGATTTGATTATCAATAACAGTATTTACGTTAATATCAATAAATCTTTCAAGTTCGGCAGCGGCTAAAGCAGAATCTTCTTCAAATTCTTCTGTAACTGGCAAAGTGTCTCCAATTTTACGAATCGGCATTGTGCGCTCAATAAAAGTTGCAGTTGATTCAGGGAATGTTCCGCCCTCTGCTACCATTGCGGCGGCTCTTGCAGTTGTATCTTCATCCCAATCGTGATATTTAATAATACCGTTGTCATTTGACTTGTTCGAAATTTGGATTTTTGGCAATACATCATATAATGCACGTGCTTTAACTCCTAGTTGACCAATATTTGGTAAAACATAAGCGTTTGTGTTTCCAGAAATAGATGCTCTTGTTGTAAGTGCTTTAATTTCTACTTCGCCACGTTGACCTCCTACAATTGATTTCAAAGCATCTTTGTTATCTTCAATCTCTTTTACAAGAGTGTTTTCTGTAACATCAGTTCCTTTGTTTTCTTTTACAGTCAAAGCTAATTCATCTAATTGACCTTTTAACGTGTCAAAAACCGATTGCTCTACTCCTTTTGGTAAAGCATCAAATTCTGCTTTTAAAGCGTCATAATCTGCCTTTGATACCGTTTCTGTTTTGATTGCCTCGATTTTTATGTTTAACGCATCGGACAATGCTTTTACTTCTTCGTTCATTTCTTTAAATTTTAATACTCGTTAAAAATTGTTTTACTAATTCTGTTTTTTGAAGTGATTGCTCGGCTTCAATATCTAAAGTGTCTTTCGACGGCTCTAATTCTTTTGTTTCGAGTGTTGGTGTTGCCGAGTTTGAACCCATTACAACTGCCGACCCCTCAACTATCTTTGCTTCCTTAACTACCCAAAAGTAACCACGTTCATCAGCTACTTCTTTATTTGCTATTACTGGATAAAACTCATCCCAAAGGTTTTTATATTCTTTATCATATTCTGCCTCTGTATTAATAGCTAATTCCATTTGTACATATCTCATCCCGACTGAATGGTTTTTAACCCAACCGTTAGCATATTGTTTAAGCATAAACCCATTTCTTAAACGGTCTATTGTACTTTCAAATATTAACGCTTCTGTTTTTCCGTCGTAAGGCAACCCTAATTGCTTCCATGTCATTGACTGAACATAGCCTTTTGCGCTATCTGAAATAACTTTGTCGAAATCTCTTTCGTGTTCTTGTAAGTGTAAAAAAGTTTTGTTGTCGCTTACTGACTTATTCCAAATTCCGTTAACGTGAACGTCTCCGTGACTATCTAAAAAGTTAGTTGTATTGATAACTACCTTAACATCTAAAGTATCGGGTAAATCAGCCGAAGCAATAGCTTTGTTTGTTGCGTTTTTAGATATGGTTTCTATATAACCATAACTAACTGCATCGGCGTTTTTAGTAGTTGATTTCTTTATTGCAATCAATTCCTTTTTATTAGCAATTAACTCTTTAAATAAATCCTCTCTACTGTCAAACTCTTTGTTTGGGAACTCTTTTACCGTTATCATTTCTTAACTATTTTATTAGTAGATTTATTCTTTGCTTGAATAGAAGCATAAAGACTTGGATTTTCTTTTTTAATCTTTTCCATATCCATGTGCTTATTAATCTCTGTTAAACTTAACTTTGTACTCATAGCCCTAATTTTAGTTTAAATTCATCACTCATCTTTTTAGCTTCTTGAACCGTTAATGTTTGGTTAGCGATTGCCGTAGATATTGCATCCTGCATTTCCCCAAAAGAAGCTATTTTATCATTAACTACTGGTTGCATAACTGCCAAATGGTCGTAGTTAGCAATCAAAGCCTCGCCACGTTCAAATAATCCCCATTGTTGGCTTAAACTATTCATTGTATTTTTAGCCGTAGTTTGAATAGAGTTTTGGATGTAGCTTATAGTTCCTTGTGATTGATTATCGAAAGTGCTGTCTTTAGCGAAATAGTTTAAAACGTTTTTATTCATTTCAAAAGCCAATAGACATTTATTAGCATCGTCAGCGAATTGCTCGTCTAAATACAAGTTTTTCATATTGCTAACTAAATGCTGAACGTCTATATTAGCATTAGTTATAATAAGGTTTTTGCTGTCAAGTTTACGCTCTATACTTGTTCTGTCAGTATCTTGTATTTGAGCTTCATTACCTGTACTTTCGTTTTTAGATAAGTACTTTTGGCTCATCTGTAAGTTAATATTCTTACTCTTAAGATTTTGCTCAATGTTATTAAGCACTTGAATAATACCCTTTACTCTACTTGGGCTTTGAAAGAAAGCGTTATTAGTCAATCCGTTTGATAAGTCATACAACGGGATTAAATCGCTTAACGGTAAGTCATAGGTAGTGTCGTCTAAAGTGTATTTAATAACCCTATCTCCAAACGCTTTTTTATCCTTATCAGTAACTATAAATTTATTAACCTTATTTACCTTGTTGTAATCAATTTCACTCGGTATAAGGTTGTAAATAGCTTTCGGAATATCATTAGTAAATGCTTTCTTTTGGTAGACGTTATTAGTTCCAGCCGTTGACAAAAACCACATTTGCTGAAAAAAGAAATCTTCTTTAGATTGAAAGAAGTTTGGACTATTCAAAAGTTTGATATACGGACTATTCTCAATAACTACGCCTTTAGAGTTAACGTGTTTGATTTCCATTTGAGAATATAAACGGCTACGCAATGCAACAATAGTCATAAGTACTGGATTGCACATAGACAATTCTAAATACTTACCGTTGTCAACAAATGAACTGCCGTCTAAAAAAGAATAGCTAAACTGTCCTGCTCGGTTGCGTTCAACCCGTAGGATTTGTTTACCAAATAAACTAATTGATTTAGTTACCATTAAAAATATCTCTGCTTCACAGCGTTAATTTTACAAATATATAAAACTTATTTAGAATAAATCTAAATAATTAAACTTTTTTTTAAATTATAGTATATAAATAATCATCATAGGCTTTTTTAGCTAATATTTCACATTTAAATCTGCCTAAAAATATTTCTTTTCCGTTATTTCTAATTACAGCTCTCCATATATTTCTCGATTTTTCAAAACAAACTCCAGTATATTTACTTGTTTTATTTTTCTTATCTTTAGCAACATTTTCTCTTTGTGTAATTAACTGTAAATTTTCTAATCTATTATCGGTTTTAATACTATTAATGTGGTCGATTACTATTTTTTTATCCTTGTCGTAACTGTGGTTTAGAAAAGCTAAAGCAACTAAAGATTGTACTTGGTAGGTTTTATATACTTTTTCTTTTAATAGTTTAACACTTTTATAACCAGCGAAATTTATACCTTGTTTTAGTATAATTTCTTTTGTTATATATTTTCTTTTTAAGTTTTGCGAAACCCTTGATAGGCTCTTTATATTACCAAAATTACTAACTTGATAATAACCCTCATAGTTGGGTATATCCTTAAATATTTCATTCATAGATTTAAAAACCCACTTATCAAAGGTCGCAGTCTTATCAAAGTGGGAGTTTATTAAGTTCTTATATGTATCTGCGACAATACTTTTATAAAGATAATTAAATAAAATTTAATATGCAACTATATACTGAGGTATCTTGTACGAACATACCAACTTACACCCATTCTACAACAATCTAAAGCGTGGTCGTTGCAATTATCTTCAGGTACATCCATTTGAATACCTTGCCACATTTTCCAACTGTAATTCTCATATTCCTGCTCTAAATCGATACTCGAAGCCGTATAATAAACATTACACTTTTGTAGCGTTTCAATACCAGCGTTAATACTTCCATGCCCCTTTTGCGCAAATATTACGTTATAACCAGCATTCTTTAACTTTTGTCCCTCTGATTTATTTAGTTCGTTTCCACTATCTGAAATATTCTCTTTTGACTTAATCAATCCTAAACTATCAAACTCATCGGTTAAAGTGCCAGTCATTTGGTTCATTGGCTTGTATAACCTTTGATGAAAAAAGAAAGTTTTATCGCCATCAAACTTAAACTCTATGTTTGCAGTAGGTGCTGACAATCCAAAATCGGTTGCGTAATAGCTTTGATATGGTAAGTCCTTAAATTCTTTATCTGACATTATTTGCCAGTCTTTGAATATTCTGTTTGGTTTTTCAGCTTTTAAGCCAAGCCCGTAAACCGTCCAAAGGTAATTTGAAGCTGTATTTTGCTGTATATTATATTCTGTTGGCTCATATGATAATATCTTTTTCTTTTGTTCGGCGGGGCAAAATGGATTGTCTTTAAACGTTGAATGTATTACAATAGCGTTATCCTGCTTAACTAAATCATCACTCCACATTTTACCTAAAGGATTGTAATCTAAAAATATCGTTC